ACATAGACCTTATAGGAATAAGCCACAACCTAACTAAACTTTCCGACATAAGCCATACGTCGGCCTAATACACAGTTTGGCGCCTCTAAGGCCGCCTTTGCCGGTTACGCTTCCGGCTGCCGCCTCGCGGACTCCTCCTCCCCCGCTGGAGGCGGTTACCAAAAAGCGTCTAATCTAACCGTTACTACTGAGGAGGCAATTGTGACATACATATACCTAATGATAGCCGTGATCGCCGTCCAGCAAGCGCTGGATGTGTGGACCACTATAACCGCGTTGGCCACTGGCCGCGCTAAAGAGGCCAATGGGCCATTACGCAAGCTGATGGACACTGTTGGCGTCTTACCGGCGCTGCTGTGCACCAAGGTCGTATTCGGCGCACTGGTGGTGTTCACCGCGCAGGCCACACTGGCGTGGTACATGGTGCTAGGCTTGCTCATCGCTTTGTATACGTGGGTGCTGTTCAACAACTTCCGCGTGCTGAGAAAGATTGGTGCGCTGTAGTGGCCGGCAGACCTAGAAAGCCGACGGCCCTTAAAGAGCTCGCCGGTACGGCACAACCGTGTCGTTCAAACCCTAACGAACCGCGGCCGACGATCGGTGTGCCAGACATGCCCACGTGGCTTGTTGGCGACCCCACGGCGTTGTCCATCTATGAGCAATGCGCTGGGTACCTTGCGGAGATGAAGGTTGGCACTAGCGCTGACGGCATCGGTGTATCAATGCTCGCCGACCAGCTTGCCATCTACATCGACTTGCGTGAGCAGGTGCGACGTGAAGGCGCCGTCATCGAGCTCGAAGGCTCAAGTGGCCAAGTCAAGAAAGTACCACACCCTGCGCTAGCGCCCATGAACACGGCGTTCGCCAATATCCACAAGATGCTGCGTGAGTACGGGCTGACGGCTGCAAGCCGCTCAAGCGTCGACGCACAACTAGAGAAAGAAGTCAGCACGTTTGACGACTTCATGAACATATAAGAGGAGAGTACAATGGAAAACCAAACAATCACTATTAACGACACCGAGTACAACGTAGCAGACCTTGCGCCCGGCGTCATCGAGCTACTCAACCGTGTTGCAACATTACGCGGTCGTATTAGCGAAGCGCAGCAGACAATTGGCGAGCTTAATGTGCTAGTTGAAGCCTACAGCAACGCCATCGTTGAAGGCCTCGCGCCTGAGGAAGAAGGAGCCGAGTGATGTGGAAGCTGCTAATTGACCCCGTGGCGAACTTAGCCAAAGACTGGTTAAAGCGCCGCGCGGACAAAGCTGGAGCTAAGCACGAACGCGAGCTGCGTAAGATTAATGGAGAAATCGGCTTAGACACCATGTCTGCCGAGGACATGCGCCATTCGTGGAAAGACGAGTGGCTCACTATTATTTTCACAGTGCCGATGGTTGTCGTATTCTACGGCGCCATTGCTGACGACCCTGCGATCATTAACCGTATCACACTTGCCGTGCAGACCATCACAGAGCTGCCGGAGTGGTACGTGCACATAATGTACGGCATCGTCGCTGCTAGCTTCGGCCTGCGGACGTTTAACGCTATAAAGAAATAATGGCATAAGGAGGAGACATGTCACTGCAAGACGAAGTTGTGCGACTCAACCAGCAGGCGTGGGAGTACGCCGAGCAAGTTGTATCGGGCGACATTCCAGCTTGCAGTTACGTGCGTAGACAGTGCCAGAACGCCGTAGACCGCCGCCAGGCGGTTAAAGACGGCACAACCACATATACCTACGACCCACAGCGTGCGGTTAAACCAGCGCTGTTTTCTAAGATGATGTGCAAGCACTTGAAAGGCCCGCTTGCCGGTAACGCTGTCGAGCTTGACGCTTGGCAGTTGTTTATGATTACTCAAATATACGGCTGGATACGCGCTGACGGCTACCGCGTAGTGCGTACTGTGTACTTCGAAGTTCCGCGTAAGAACGGAAAATCGACGATATGCTCAATACTAGGCCTGTACCACTTGTTCGCGGACAAAGAGGCCTCTGCTGAGGTGTACTCTGCAGCGAAGACTCGTGACCAAGCCCGTATCGTCTTCGGCGACGCACAGGCTATGGTTAAAGGCTCGCGTGCGCTACTCGACCAGATTGGCGTGCACCGCTCCAACATACACCACCTACCATCTAACTCCAAGTTTGAGCCTCTGGCATCAGACGCCGGCTCGTTAGAAGGCCGCAACCCCAGCTTCAGCATTGTGGATGAGGTGCACACACACCCTAACCCCGAAGTCTGGGATGTGCTCGCTGTCGCCTCTGGCGCACGATCGCAGCCCCTGCAGTTTGGTATCACTACGGCAGGAACTAACCGAGAGGGCATCGCCTACCAGCTCAGAGACTACCTCATCAAGGTCATCACCGGCCAAGTCGAAGACGACTCCTTTTGGGGTCAAATATACACTGTCGACGACGGCGATGATTGGACGGCGCCCAGCTCGTGGGCCAAGGCTAACCCCGGCTACGGGAAGTCTGTCCAGCCTGACGACATGGAGCGCCTGGCCAAGCAAGCTGGCGAGTCTCCATCGGCTCGGGTTAACTACTTAACAAAGCGCTTGAACGTCTGGCAAAACGCCAGTGAAGCGTGGCTCAACATGAACGACTGGGACTTGTGCGGTAAACTGCCGCGCCCGCCCATGTCTGACTGGAAAGGCCAACCGTGCTACATCGGGCTCGACCTTGCGTCGGTGTCTGACTTCGCCTGCGTGTCTGTGCTGTTTCCTAAAGACGGCCTAGTTCACCAGTATGTGCAGTCATTCCTGCCCGAAGACACTGTGTACAATAAGGGCGGCTCAATGGGTCGCACCTACCAGCAGTGGGCTGAAGAAGGCCGTATTATATTAACCGAAGGTAACGTGAACGACCTACGCTACATAAAAGAACATATCCTGAAGCTGTGCGAGACGTACAACGTTAAGGAAATAGCCTTTGACCCGTGGGGTGCAAACGAACTTTCGGCTGACTTAATCGACCGAGGCTTACCAATGGTAAAGGTAGGGCAAGGCATCGGCTCCATGAGCGGACCGTCTAAGTCTTATGAAAAGCTAGTTAAAGCAGGCAAGCTCATACATGGTGACGACGCAGTCACTAACTGGATGAGCGGCAACTGCGAGGCGTTTTATGACGTCAACGAAAACGTAAAGGTGCGCAAATCGATTGAGGCTAACAAAATCGACGGCATCATCGCTTCCATCATGGCACTTGGTCGACTCGAAGTGCACGGTGGTCTGCGAGAATCTATATATAACGTGCGTGGCATACGTACACTTTAAAATTTTTCTTAATAGGAGAGACAACATGGGATGGTTCGATCGAAAGAGCCCTGCTGAGACGGCAGAAACCAAGTCGTCAATCGACATCAACAGCCCGCGCGCACTCGAAATGATTCGCCAGGGCACCGCGGGTGTTAGCGGCGAAAACGCACTGCGCGTATCCGCTGTATACTCATGCGTTAAAGTGCTGAGCGAGTCTATCGCGTCCATGCCTCTATATCTGTATAACGTAGAGGCTGATGGCAGCAAGCAACGCAAGTATAACCGCACCGACCGCCTAGTTAGCATCGCACCAAGCGACTATCAGACGGCGTCGGAGTTGTGGTCGTACATTGTGACGTCGCTGGCGCTACACGGTAACGCGTACATCCAAATTGTGCGTACCGGCTCAGGCCGACCTGTCGAGTTGCGGGTAATACCTGCCAGCAGTGTGACCGTGCACGTTGACGGACACCTTGTACGGTACACCGTATCTGTAGGCCCGTCAGGCGCCCAGCGCACGTACGAAATTAAGCGCCAAGACATACTACACTTTAAAGGCATGACACTCGATGGCTACCGTGGCATCAGCCCAATACAGTACAACAGCTCGCTCATTGGTGGCGACCGTGTTGCCGTCGACTATAACAACCGTATCTACACAAACGGTGCCACACCACGTGGCGTGTTAGAAGTAGATGGCGTACTGTCCGACGAGGCTTACGAAAACCTACGGCAAAGCTGGGGTGCAGCGCACGGTGGCGAGAACAACGGCAACCGCGTTGCTATACTTGAGTCCGGTGTAACGTTCCAAGGCATCTCTATGACGCCTACGGACTTAAACCTACTTGAGACCCGTAAGTACAGCCGCGCAGAGATTGCTGCCATATTCCGTGTGCCTCCGCACATGGTTGGCGAAATGTCTAGTGCTACATACAGCAACATAACAGACCAATCGCGGTCGTTCTACCAGTACACACTTGCTCCGTGGCTAACTGCTATTGAGCAGCGCCTGAACCACACCCTAGCGGGTCCGGGTGAGTGCTTCCGGTTCGACATCGACGGTTTAATCCGCGCACCTCTCACAGAAGAGGCGCCAGCTCTACAGTCACTAATCCAAACAGGTATTCTGTCCCCAAACGAAGCGCGCGAGCGTATAGGGTTAGGCCCACGTGACGGCGGCGACGCCTATGTAGAGTTCACTGGTGGCGAACAGCCACAAGGACAAGAGGATGCCAGCAATGAGGAAAGTATTCCAGCTGAATCTGAAGAGTCTTGAGCAAGACGACCGTACCTTTAGCGGCTACGGCTCTACGTTCGGAAACGTAGACCGAGTCGGCGACATTGTCGAAAAAGGCGCGTTTGCTAAGTCTCTTGACACGCACACAGCAGATGGCACTATGCCTGCTATGCTTCTACATCACGATATGCACCGGCCAATTGGCGTGTGGACCAAGATGCAAGAAGATACCACAGGCCTTGCTGTCGAAGGTAAACTAACACAAGGCGTCCGCGACGCCGACGAAGCATACGCCCTGTTAAAGGACGGCGCTTTGCATTCCATGTCTATCGGCTACCGAGTAGTCCGCGAGGAGTACGACCGCAAGTCTGGAATCAACCACCTCCACGAGATCAATCTGCACGAATTGTCTCTCGTAACCATCCCTGCGAACGCCGCTGCTATTGTTGGCGGTGTCAAGGACGACGATGGTATCCCAAACATCCGTGAGCTAGAGCGCGTTCTGCGTGAGGCCGGATTGTCACGCCGTGAAGCTAAAGCGTTTTTAGCGGAAGGCTTTAGGGCGCTGCGTTCCGAAGAACCAGCAGAACCCGTGCAAGAACCCGTTAGCGAAGACATGGCCGCAAAGGCTGTGGAAGCTGAACTGCGCCGGCAGTCAGTGATTGCTGACATGTTAAAGACTCTTGGAAAGTAAGGAGACACCATGTCTGAAGAAATCAAGAACGACCAAGTTGTAGAGGCTGTTGAAGCTGTTGAAGCTCCCGTTGAGGAAGTGAAGGCAGAAGAAGTGGTTGAAGCACTTGTTGAAGAAACACCTGAGGCGGAAGCTCCCGCTGAGGAGAAGTCCGACGACCTCGACGTAGTCCGTAAGGCTGTTGAAGAAGTTGTCGCTGACAACGCTGCGAAAGCAGCTGAGCTTGAGGAAGTGGCCACTAAGGCTGCCGCACTTGAGAACGAACTGGCCGAGAAGGCCGCACTGATCGAAGAGCTGGAAGCTAAGGCCGACGCTCCCTCACTTAACACAATCGAAACAAAGGAATCCGAAATGGACAACCAATTCAAGACTTTCATGCAGGAAGGTGTCGACGGCTTACGCGCTAAAGGTGCTGACCTCCAAATCTCAACTGACGCACAAGGTGGATACGCTCTGCCAGAAGAGCTGCGACAGGAAATCATCCGCCTCGAGAAGGAAGTATCTCCTATCCGTGGTGTTGTATCAGTAGCTTCTGCTTCTACTACAGATGTCAAGCAACTCGTTTCAGTTGGCGACGCAGCTAGCGGATGGGTTGGCGAGACTGACGCACGTAGCCAGACTAACGCACCAGAGCTTGCTCAGCGCACTGCTACCTTCGGCGAAGTATTCGCACGACCACGTATCTATCAGCACATGTTAGAAGATTCGTTCTTCAACGCTGAGGCATGGTTGGCCGGTGAAGTTGCTCGTCAATTCGCTGAAGTTGAAGGCGCTGCTTTCTTGAACGGCGACGGCTCTAACAAGCCAGTCGGCATCTTGAACGGTCTGACTTTGTCAGCTTCTGCTTCTGCTAACGACGTTAACGGAACTTACGAAGTAATCAACCACGGTGTTGACGGTGCATTGGGCGCAACTGACGCTGCTATCATCGACAACCTGCGTGAAGTTGTCCTGTCTGTTAAGACTGGCTACCTCCCCGGATCTTCGTTCATGATGAACCGAGCGACTCACAACGTCCTCGCTCAGCTCAAGAACGGCGACGGAGAGTACTTCCTGCAGCGTAACCTCACAGAAGGTGCTGCTGCGCGTCTGTTCGGATACGACATCATCATCAACGAAGACATGGCCGACATCCCAGCAAGCACTGGCGACGCCGCTCCTATCCTCTTCGGTAACTTTGCACGTGCTTACCAGATCATCGACCGCGTTGGTGTTTCTATGTTGCGTGACCCTTACACGAACCCCGGTTCTGTAATGTTCTACACACGTAAGCGCACTGGTTCTATGGTACTTGACGCTTCAGCTCTTAAGGTTGTTGCTGTTTCTAAGGCCTAAGTACTAAGACTCTGAGCTGGTCTCAAAACAGCTCCTCGCACCTGAGTATGTGTCTAAACTACTCACCTAATTCTTTCCCTTGGTTGTTTGAGGAGATAACCAACAACACGAGGACAACACAATGGCTAACGCCGAAAGACTGTTCGCAACAGCGGACAACACAGCTGACTACACATCGGACGTTGAGCGTTTCGCGTCCAGAGGCTATCGCACAGGCGTACTTCAGGCTGACATCGGGTCAGGCGACGAAGTAGTCTTGCAAGGACGTGTAGCGTCGACTATGCAATGGATTGACATTTTAGATATACATACAGCATCGACATTAACCGAAGTTGTACTGGCACCTGAAATGCGCGTAGTTGTGACTAACCACTCTGACGGCCCTGTCGTCGTTATGATTACGGAGTAGGTCATGGCTGCTCGATTTATTAATAACGGAATGAACCCGACAGGTGCCTCAGCGTCTGTCATCACACAGGCCTTGACTGACTCGTCGTCGGCCGGTTACGAATTCAGTGGCGGTTTTGTCGAGAGAACTACAGGACAATCAGGCGCCAACGATCTAGGCTCTAACGTGCAGTACACACAGTCGCAAGCAGACGCGGGTGTCTGGAAGCGGTTCGGATTCAGCAACGCGCAGCAACTAGCGAATGACGTTGAATACTGGGGCGAGTCTCGCGAAGGCTTCGACCAGTCGAAGGGACTTATGGGTGGCTTGAACATGCCCGACGGCTTCACTAATCTGATGAACTACTCAGACACTGCGCTGAGCGCCGAATCTACGTCTGGCCTGCTCTACACGGCAGCAGACGGCACGTATGACCTGAGCGAATGTCGTCAAGGCGACCGCGTACTTGTACGCTTTAGCTTCAACGTCGTGCCACAGGTGGCGAACACTACCCTTGAGGTAGGTTTGATTTTTGCGACCCGTGACGATAACGACGCTGTTACTTTCACATTCCCACTGACTGCCCAGCCGATCTTCTACGGCACAGGCACGCAGGGACAGGCTTACTTGAACCGCGTTGAGATGTCGGCGTACATTGCATCACCCGAAGACATCAACTCGCGCTCACTCCCTGCTATCAGAGCTGACAACCCGATTCTGGTTCAGCCTCTCACAACATTAATCACGGTGGTACGCTAGATGGCTATTCGAATTTCAAGAAACGAAGCTGGTAACTGTATTAACTTTATCGGTTCTACACAGCCAGCTTACTGGAACGCTTGTTTGTCTGCGGTTCTCAACTCAGACAACCCCGAGCGTGTAGACATCATCAACGACATACGTAGCGCAAACGCAGCGGACATAGCTTACGAGTTTTATGCCGCCGACTACGCAGATTTTGGTGACAAGGACGGTAACGAGTTCACCTCTGCGCAAGC